TTTCTGCAGGAATTTATTCTGTATTAGATAACGATTGGGTAATTTCACCAAAAAGAGAAAATCCAAAAATAGATTTAAATAAAGTTAAAGAAAAATCTGAACAATGGATGGAAATTATTGATGGTGTTATTGATGCTGCGAGTAATGAAGATATTGAAACCGCATCCGAATTGTTCAAAAAGTATGGTAAAAAATTAAAAAATTATAGGGAATGTGGTCTTAAAAAAGGTGGTGAATATTCCTACGAAAATTTAGTTTTTAAAGTTTTAAGAAGAAATGGTTATATCGGTAAATTTAAAGAAGCCGAAGATAAAATCATAGATAAACAACTATCGCTTAAAGAAAATAGAATATTTTAAGTAAATAGTATATTTATAAAGAAAAAATAAATGGCAACCGAAACACCTACACCTACCCCAACCCAAACACCAACAGTTACGCCAACACCGTCTGTAACAGCAACGAATACGCCGACACCAAGTATTACCCCAACTAAAACTGTGACACCCACTATTACCCCAACTAATACGCAAACACCAACACCAACAACAACACCAACACCAACAACAACACCAACACCAACACCAACACCGTCTAATTACCCGACAGAGGCAGCTGTAAGTATTTATAACATGCCTATAGTTGGATATGTACCTGGTACAGGCGATACTGTTGGAGATATTGTTACGTTTGACACAAATAATCCAATTTGGATGGGAAACCAAAGGGGATTGGCACCACAACCTGGAGCAATTACATTGGGAGGATTTAATGGACTAAACTCATAAAAATAAAAATTAAACAATATAAAAATGGCAGATTTAAAACCAATAGGTAGCGAAAAACTTCAAGGAATGGAAAAAATTGCACGTATCATGGAAATTGCAAGATACGGTGAAGCTCCTAAAGAAGAAATAAATATTAATGAAACAACTTCATATACAAGAACATTAGCAGATGGATATGTTTATGGAATTGTTAATGAAAAAAATGGATATATTCTTAAAAGAGGTTTGACAGAATCTTCTTTGGATTATGTAGAACCAATGGCTAATAGAAAATATTTGAAGTCGTATTCACAAGCATTAAAGAAATTAAATCTTCTAGCTGGTGAATTAAATAGAGTTAATGAAAATATTCAGGGTACTGAATTATTTGGTGAAGAAAAAAAGTTTGTATTAAAAACACCAAAACAACAGGCACCTGCGGCACCATCAGAACCTGCGGCTGAATTACCAACACCTCCAGCAGCACCATCAGAACCTGTACCCGCACCTATGGGTGATACGGGAACAGATGTTCCACCACCCCCAATGGATGATATGGGTGGAGACATGAGTAGCGAACCAATGGATGACATGAGTGGAGATATGGGTAGCGAACCAATGGATGACATGGGTGGCGAACCAAGTGGAGATATGGGTGGTGACGAAGGAGAAGAAATAACATTTAAAACTATTCAAAAGTTAACAGGTAAATTGGGTCAAAAATTAAGAACATTTGGTGACGAAAACGAAATGACACCTGAAGATGTTAAATATGTTTTAAATTCTGTATTGTCAGCATTGGATTTATCGGTATTAGAAGATACTGATGTTGAAGAAATTGTTGGAAAAATCGAAGGAACAGATGAAGACGTGGATATGGGTGATACTGGTGAACCAGCAATGGAACCGTCATCTGATGAAGTACCTTTAGATTTAGGTTCTGACGGTTCGGATGAAGTATCAGTACAACCTGAGGTTGCAGAATCTAACGATGGTGTGTATGAAATGATGAACGGAATGTTTGAATCAAAAGTTGATAAACTTTTATCAAAGTACTTTATCATTACAGAAAACGAAAAAAAACAAAATAATAAAAAACAAGTTTCAACTTTCATTAAAAGAAAAATTAACAAAGTTGGTGTTATTGATGAAATTAAAAAACTTTCCGAAACAATAGAACAAGAATTAACTGCTGAATTTATCTTAGGTGAAAACGAAAACGCTAAATTTGTTGGTAAAACCAATTTGAAAAACTTAGTGTTTGAAAATAATGGAAAACAAATCAAAGTTTCTCCAAGAGGCGAAATTCTATGAACAAGTTAGTTTTTGTAAATGAGTTGGGACCGAACTTTAAAGGGGATAATCTTTATGAGTTTATATTCTCAACAGAAGAAAAAATAGATGGTGAGGGTTGGGATTCATCCCCAGCTGGTGGAAACCCCCAACCTCCACACATTGATTTTATATCTAAAGTCGGTGTTTTGAAAAATGACAAAATAAAATTAAACGTCATTCAAAACTCTGACTTTTTTTCCATATATGACGCAGTGGATAATGTAATTGCGTTGGCTTGGGAAGATATAGAAAACGAATATTATGATGAAAGCCAAACACGATTAGTTTTTCATTTTGGTGACACAGAAGAAAAAGTAATCGATAAACTATACGAGAGAGATATAGTATTAAAAATAGAAAAAGATTTAACACATGTCTAACATAGGTTCAAAAATAGAAAAATTAATAGCTGACGGATTCAGCTATAATACATTAAGAGGTTTATCGGAGTCTCAAATAAATTTATTATATAATAGATTAGTAGAGCAATCGACACCGCCAAATACACAAATAATTAATAAAAATGTAAAAACATATCAAGTAAAACCAAATAGCAAGACAATGATTGGTAATTTGGAGATTGACACGACAGGTGGGTCAACAAAGGTTACTCCGATGGAAGAGGAAATGAATGAAGAGGATGATACGGTTACAGTTGTTGATGACCCTGATAAAAGTGCAGACGGAATGGGTATGTTTGAGTCTGAAATATCAGAGAAATTTGAATCTAAGGCACAACAAAAATTATTTTGGGCTAAATGCAACAATTCAAGAACCGAAAAAACAAAAAAGAAATGGTGTAAATGGGCAAAAGAATTTTCAGACAAAACAGATTTTTCTAATTTACCTGAAAAGAAATTAGAAGAGAGCTTGACAAAGTTAGTTGAAAAGTATATACCTGAGTCAATAAGTAAAAAAGAACTCATGGGATTAATTGAATCTTCGACAAGAACAAAAGAAGCGCCTGAAAGAACCAAAGAAAAGGAAAAGGAAAAACAAAAACCAAGTAGAAAAAATCCATTTAAAATAGAACCAGCTCAAAAGCCAGGCCCTAAAGGTGCTGGCGAAGCGGCTCCAAAAGAAAAAGAAAGAACTAAAGAAAAGGAAAAAGAAAAACCAAGTAGAAAAAATCCATTTAAAATAGAACCAGCTCAAAAGCCAGGCCCTAAAGGTGAAATAGAAGAAGGTGGAAGTGCGGCACCTGCTAAAGCACCCGAAAGAACCAAAGAAAAAGAAAAGGAAAAACCAAAAACAAAAAATCCATTTAAAATAGAACCAGCTCAAAAGCCAGGTCCTAAAGGTAGAGCACCAAAATGGTTAAGTTTTGATACTTTCACTAAATTAGGTTATAATTTAAAATAATGAAAAATAGAAATCGTATATTTGAAGCTCCTATAGATGAACCTGAAGGTTTTAGAATGAACCCTCAGTTAAAATCAAAAATTGAACGTGGAGAAACTCCATATTCTGATAGTCCATTCTTACCTAAAAAGAAAGAAGGTGAAAGACAGTCTTTTGAAGAAAAAGCAGCAACTAAAAGATTTGCCGATGTTGTTGGTAAATTACAAAGGTATTTGGGTGTAAACGCACCAAGAGACATGATGGGTCTTCAAATGACTATGATGAGAACTTTGGGCGACATCAAAAGATTTGAAACTTCAAGAGAAAGAGAACTTGAAAACATGGCAGTAGAATTGGCTGAAAATGAATTGTTAGACCCAAAATATAGAGGTTATATCAAGTTTGATGCGAAGTTCATGCCAATAGGTGGTCCTGTAAATCCAAATCTTCAGAAAACATCTGAAGAGTTTTCATCTGAAGATATTGAACAAGCGTTTGCTTCACATGGTGAGGATGTAAATGAGTTTATGGATGCGTTTGAAAACTTTGACTATATGGTTGCAAGACGTAGGTTTTTTAATGCAATTTCACAGGGATTTGCCAAAAAAGGACATTTTATGTTTGAGTTAGTTAGAGAAAGACTTGAACAAATGGAACCAGGTATTACTGACAAATATGGTGCTTTAATGTCTATGAATGATTATTTGTATTGGATGTTTCCACCCGAAACATTAGAACAAATTTCGGCATCAGGTCAAGGTTTTGGTGGTGATGAAGAAGTTGTTTTTGAAGAAGATGATGAAACAGGTGAATTAACAGGTAATTTAATAGTAAGAGCTAGAGGTGTAATATTCCCAATATTAGTTCACGAGCTATTAAAAGGTTATAAAGATATTATTTTAGCACCTTCACTACCTGAAGACCCAGTACAGGCTCAAATGGTTAGAGGTGTTGCAGATACTGCAGTTAATGAAATTTTTGATATTATTATCGGTGCATATCTTTGGGAAAAACTGAGAGACGCTTTACCTGCAAAAGTATTTGAAGATGAAGAAGGAATGAAAACGGTTCAAGGACTTATCTTTAGAGAAATGATTAAAATTCCAAAAAGAAGATTTATTTCATTAGCACAAAGAGTTAATAGTGGTGACCCATCAGCATATACTGAAATGGAAGAAATTGCAGATACAGTAATTGAAGATTTAAATAGGATGGACCTTGAAGAAATATTAGGTGGTTTTGAATCGTATGAAGATGATGAGGATGATGATATGCCAACACTCCCATCATCAGATGATGACGATGATGACGATAATGTTGACCTATCATTTTTAGATGATTTTGGTATAGATAAACCGAAGGGATAATTCGGGATATTTATATTTAATGAGTTTAACAAGAGAACAAGCACTTATTGAATATGCAAAATGTGTTAAGAGTACACCTTACGCATTAAGAACATATCTTCAAACATATGACAACACAGTACAACGTTTTGTACCTTTAGATTTATTTTCTGACCAAATACAACTTGTTAATGACTACGATGAATATGAAGAAAACATCGCATTAAAATATCGTCAAGCGGGCGTTTCTACCGTAACGGCAGCTTGGACATCAAAAAAATTAGTATTTGCAAAAAAAGAAAAACCTGAAAAGATTCTTATTATTGCCAACAAATTGGACACATCTGTCGAATTTGCAAACAAGATTAAACAATTTACTGAACAGTGGCCAAATTGGATGGGGATTGATTTCTCGAGTGAGAAAAACGCCGCTAGACACTGGAAACTAACAAATGGCTGTGAAGTAAAAGCGGTTGCAACATCCAATGACGCACTTCGTGGTTATACCCCTACCGTACTAATATTTGACGAAGCAGCATATATTGAAGCTGGTGACGACTTTTGGGCTGCTTGTATGGCGTCTCTTTCAACAGGCGGTAAAGTTATAGTTATTTCAACCCCAAATGGTTATGATTCGATTTATTATCCAATCTACGACCAATCAATTAAGGGAATGAATAATTTTAAAATAACTGAAATGTTTTGGTGGAGAGACCCAAGATATACCAAAGACCTGCAATTTATTAAGGTTAACGATATTATTCATTATTATCTTAATAGAGATGAATACAAAGATTTAGAAACAATTTCTTATGAAGGTGTTCCACATAATGAAAGAAACTATGAAGAATTTAAAAAATTAATGGACAATGGATACAAACCACATTCAGATTGGTTTGAAAAAATGGCCAAAAAATTAAAATTTGATAGAAGAAAAATATCACAGGAATTGGAATGTAATTTTTTGGGTTCAGGTGATAATGTTATTGATAGTAAAATTATTGAAAAAATAAGAACCGAAATGGTATGCCAACCAGAATCCAAAATGGTTCAAAATCAACTTTGGATTTGGAAAGAACCACAAGTTGGACATAGATATATTATGGGTATTGACGTTTCAAGAGGGGACTCTGAAGATTACACATCATTTCAAATTATTGATTTTGACGAAAGAGAACAAGTTGCGGAATATCTTGGTAAAATCCCACCTGATGTTGCTGCGGAAATAGCATATAAATGGGCGGTATATTATGATGCTTTTATTGTTGTTGATATTACTGGAGGTATGGGTGTATCGACATCAAGAAAATTACAAGAAATGGGTTATAAAAACCTATATGTTGATGGTGTTAATTATGCAAATGTTTGGGATTATAACCCCAAGGCGATGGAAAAAATACCAGGAATTAATTTTAATTCAAAACGTGTTCAAATTATTTCAGCATTTGAGGAGGCGTTAAGACATGGGTTTAAAGTTTATTCACCAAGACTATTAGGTGAAATGAACACATTTGTTTATATAAATGGCAGACCTGACCATATGAAAGGTCATCATGATGATTTAATTATGTCAATATCAATGGCGTTATATGTTGGACAGAATGCTTATAACCAATTAGAAAAAGTATCTGAACAAACTAAAGCGATGTTAGAATCGTGGGAAGTACATAATGATGGCTCACAAAAATCATTAATAGATTTTAACCCAAGTCTTCCAGTTATGTCACCAAGTTCTTATGGTGACAGATTTGGTGGTAATCCGACAAAAAGTGATTATGAAAAGTATTTATGGTTATTCGGTAGTGGAAGAAGATAATACTTTATTCATAAACCAAATTAATTATAATTAATAGATAATGGCAGATAATTTAACCGTATGGCAACGACTTACAAGAGTCTTTGGTCCTGACTCAACACTGAGCCAACAGCCACCTGTATACAAATTCGACAAAAAAGAACTCCTTAAAACTGATAATAAAGAAGAGTTTGAAAAACAAAAACTACAAGCTCAACAAAGTTATTATTTAGGACAACAATGGGCAAAGATTGAAAACAATCTTTATACACAAGCAATTTATTATGAACCAACAAGATTGGCATCATATTATGATTATGAATCAATGGAATACACACCTGAGATTTCTACCGCTTTGGATATATACGCTGAAGAATCAACAACAACAAATGAAGATGGTTTTATTTTACAAATTTATTCTGAATCATCTCGTATTAAAGGTGTATTAGCCGATTTATTTAATAACAGATTAGACATTAACACAAACTTACCGATGTGGACAAGAAACACATGTAAGTACGGTGATAACTTTGTTTATCTAAAATTAGACCCTGAAAAAGGTATTGTTGGATGCCAGCAATTACCAAATATTGAAATCGAAAGATTGGAGAGGGGCATGAAAGTAAAACCAGCCCATAACACATCTGAAGAAGCAAGAGCGTTGAAATTTGTTTGGAAAGTAAAAGACATGGAGTTTAATACTTGGGAAGTTGCACACTTTAGATTATTGGGTGACGATAGGAAACTTCCTTATGGTACTTCTATGTTAGAAAAAGCAAGAAGGGTTTGGAAACAACTTTTACTTTCAGAAGACGCAATGTTGATTTATAGAACATCAAGAGCACCTGAAAGAAGAGTGTTTAAAATATATGTTGGTAATATGGACGACAAAGATGTTGAACCGTATATCCAAAGAATTGCCAACAAATTTAAACGTGACCAAGTTGTCGACCCAAAAACAGGTAATGTGGATTTGCGTATGAATCAAATGGCGGTTGACCAAGATTTCTTTATTCCTGTTCGTGACCCAACACAGGCAAGTCCGATTGAAACTTTGGCGGGAGCTCAAAACCTTTCCGAAATTGCCGATATTGAATACATTCAGAAAAAATTAGTTACAGCCCTTCGTGTACCAAAAGCATTCTTAGGTTTTGAAGAAGCGGTTGGCGACGGTAAAAACTTGGCATTACAAGACATTAGATTTGCTCGCACTATTAACAGAATTCAAAAGTCTATGATTCAAGAATTAAACAAGATTGCAATTATTCACTTGTTTATTTTAGGATTTGAAGATGAACTAACAAACTTTACATTAGGTCTTACTAATCCTTCAACACAGGCGGATTTACTTAAAATTGATACTTGGAAAGAAAAAATGTTATTGTATAAAGATGCTGTAACATCCATTGAAGGTATTGCCCCCGTATCTATTACTTGGGCTAAAAAACACATACTTGGATTTTCTGATGAAGAAATTAAACTTGATTTACAACAACAGAGAATAGAAAAGGCTGTTGGTGCTGAGTTAACAAAAACACCTGAAGTTATTATAAACACAGGTATATTTGATAATATTGATAAACTTTACGGTAAAAAACCTAGTGAACCCGCTGGTACACCAGCACCTGAAGGTGGAGAACCACCTGAAGGAGGATTGAGTGATTTAGGAGGTCCCCCACCACCAAGTGGCGGTGAAGAGTTAGGTGGACCACCACCTCCAGGTGGTGAATTGGCACCTGAATCAATTTTAGATAGAGATATGAATTTGATTTTGGAAGGTGATATGACAAATGGTTCAGAAGAAATTGATTTATCTAAAGGAAGAAAATCATTATTGGAGATTGAAAATAAACTGGACGAACTATTAAATAAATAAGATATTTATTGATATGAGAAATTTTGGAATATTAAAAAGTATAGTAGAAAACTACTTTGTTAGTGTATATAAAAAACCCGAATTCAAAAAAGTAGTAAAAGAATTCAAAGAATTTATGGACAACAACAAAGAAGTTGGTAAAGTATATTTGAACTACGGTTCAATTATGAAAATGAACAATTTGAAAGAAGATGTGGCAAGAGAATTCTTATCATTATCTGTTGAGGATATAAAAAACACAATTAAAGAAAACAAAAAACAATTCCAAGAGTTTGATTCTTGGGTTGAAACTTTAAATGAAAAAGTTGAAAATAACTACAAACTTTTAGATGATTTGGTTTTTGCTAAAACTTCAGAAGATTTTGTTAACCTTGTTGAATCAAAAAAAGAATTACACAAAAGATTAACTGAAACAAAAATTGAAGAAAAAACAATAACAGAAACAATTAATATTCCTCTTGAAAATATGTTTGGAATTGCTGCCGATACATTTGCAAAAGAATTTTCAACATTATCGGAGTCTGAATTGTTTGAGTTAAGGTCATTATTAAAAATGAGTACAGAAGAACTTAACGAAGGTATCGAAAGATTAAAGACTGAAGTTATAAAAAAATTAGATTCGGCTCAACCTTCAGATGAGGAAACAAGAACTAAAATTAAAGAGACAAAGGAAAGAGTAGAAAAGACGTTTGTTGACACAATTTCTTATTATAAACTTAAAAAACTTTCAGAAGGACTTTAAAATAAAAACCCATCGAAATCGATGGGTTTTTCATTTACTCTGATTTTGTTTCAGGATTCTTTTTCTTACCAAAAATTGCTTCAATAGTTGTAAGTCCTAAAAAGCCACCACACAATAATGAAAGTGTGTCGTACATGTACTCAGGACAAACACCAGTCTTTTGTGTTGCAACATAAGCCAAAACAATTAAGTTTAGTAAGGTAACAATACCTGAAAATCTTTTAGATGATACATCAGAACCATCACCCAAAAGTGATTTAATAAAATTTTTAATTGATTTCATAATATTGTTATTTATTTAACAATAAATATCAATCTACAAACTTATTTATCATCTCTTGTTTGTATTTGGCCTTTTTCATTTTTTCTCTTTTTACGGTAGTCTTTTTTACAAACTCTTGTCTTTTTCTCAATTCTTCAATCTGTTTACTTGAGATGACTTTGTACTTGTATCTTTTTAAAGCCTTATCTAAACTCTCACCTTTTTCTATTTTTATTACAATCATATTTTTTGTTATATGATAATAAATATAAAAACTTTTTTCAATTTTGTTAATATCTTTTTTTTTCTTATATTTTGTGAAAATAAACTTATTAATATGAACTCATTTAAAAATGAAAAAAGGAAAAACATTCAAATTAGAATTGTTTAAAGATGCCAAATGTTATTTTGGTAGTGTCGATACGACAGAATTAAAATCAATTTATTTAGTATTACAAACATGGGTAACCCCAAAAATGGAAAAAGAAAATTGGAGTATTACTGTAGGTTCTATCACAAGAACAATAAAACATAAAATTTTAGAAGTTGCAAATAAAAAATTATTTAAAGACCACTTTATTGTTGATATGGATTTAAGGACAAGTGGTATAAGATTAAAAAAATCATCATTTTTAAATTTAGAAATAACTTTCTTTACAAAACAAGATGTCGAATTTAAATCAAATGAAATATCCGAAGAACTAACAAAAATAATCAATAAAATTTATAAAGAGGTTTTATCTGATTCAAAATTTTTCACAATTCAATATGCCAAAACAAAAGAAAAAATGAAAGTTTAAATAGTCCTTATATTTATAATGAAAAAAGGATTATGAAAATTTTAGGACCAAACGAAACTGGTAAAGGTATATTAATCGAATATGATGCGGGTAGTATTTCTTGGAAAGATTCTTTAAACGAGAATTTTGCACAAATTAATAAAACCCAAATCGACCATTCAAAACCTTTTGTGTTTTATGCAACATTGCAAAAGTATGGGGTACCAAATAGAAACGGAAGAGTTTACCCTGAAAAAATATTAAAAAGAGAAGCGGAAAAATATAAATCATTAATTCAAAAAGGTTTATCAACTTCAGAATTAAATCACCCTGAATCTTCATTAATTGATTTGGACAGAGTATCGCACATAATTGATGATGTATGGTGGGACGACAATGTTTTAATGGGTAAGTTAAGATTATTGACATCACCAGGTTTTCATGAAAGAGGTGTTGTTTCTACTAAAGGTGATATCGCCGCAAACCTAATGAGACAAGGGGTTACTATGGGTATATCTTCAAGAGGTGTTGGTTCTTTAGCTAAAAAAGGTGAGCACAACGAAGTTCAAGAAGATTTTGAAATTATATGTTTTGATTTAGTTATGAATCCGTCTACACCTGGTGCGTATCTTTATTCTAATAAAGATGACAGAAAATTATATGATGAAAATATTGACGCAGATAAAAAAGACAAACAAGAACCAAGAATTGATGGTGGATTAGGAAAATCACTTGACTTAATGGCAAAATTGAACGATTATTTGGGACATAGATAAAATTAAAATTATGGACGAAAAATATTTTGTAGCAAAAGTTCAATACGACTTAATTGACGAGAACTCAGGAAAAATTAAAAAAATCAGAGAAGAAAAACTTGTTAAAGGTTATAACGTAACCGATGTCGAAGCTAAAGTCACTGATAAATTCAAAGGATTTCAACACGATTGGAGAATCACTTCAGTAGCTGAAAGCAAAATTGATGAAGTTTTTGAATAAAAAATTTTAAACTTAAAAGTTAAATTAAAACCCGAGAAATCGGGTTTTTTTATTTTAGTGCCCATACAAAACTAACTTTTTTATCAAATGGATATATTTATATGGAAAATAAAACAAATTTTTATTGCAAAAAATGAATTCAGAAAAAAAATCATTGGTTGAAGAAGCTCTTTTACAAATGAAGAATTTGGAAAATGTAGTTTCTGAAAACGCAAAGGGAATACTTGCTTCTACAATGAAGGAAGAAATCGAAGAATTAGTAAAAGAGTCTTTATTTGAAGAGACTGACGAAGAAATGATGGCAGATGAATCTTACAACACAGAAGGTACTCACATGGGTATGTATGAAGATGAAGACGAAGATTCTATGACTATCGACATGACAGCATCTGACGACGCTGGTGATGAAATGTCTATGACAGATGATATCACTATGATGGGAGATGATGATGACATGATGGGTGATGAAATCGAACCTTTAAACATGGTAGGTGCATCAGACGAAGAATTAATGAAAATTGTTATGGGAATGGGTGACGACGACAGACTTATTGTTCAAAAAATGGATGATGAGTTAGATATCGACGTTTTAAACCAAACAGACACAATGACATTTCCATTAGGTGGTGGTGAAGACTTATCAGAACCATCAATGGACGATGATGATTCTACTGATGAACTAGCAGAAGAAGTTGTTTATGAAATTGAAATCTCTGATGATGATGAAGATGGAATGGGTGACTATGATGATGAAAAAGAAGGTATGATGGAATCTAAAGAAAAAACCTATGTAGGTGTAGGTATGGGTAAAGGACCTGGTAAGGTATCGTACAAGGGTGAAAACATTCACAAAGGACCTCATGGTAAATCAGCACCTGAAGCTAAAAAATACGTTAAAGGTGAATTCAAAGAAGGTCAAGGTTATGATGACCATGAAGATGAAAAAGAAGGAATGAAACATGGGGCGTTATCTAAGAAAGATTTAAAATCAATGAAATCAAGAAGAGATGATGCTGGTTTTGAGACACGTGAAGATGAAATGAAAGAAGCTTCAAGAACTTATGGTAATGGCTCAAGAAATTATCCTGAAAGAGGTCTTCCAAAAATGAAAGTTGTTACTAACAAAGCTTTAGAAGAAGAAGTTAGAGTTTTAAGACTTAAAAACGAAGAATACAGAAAAGCATTGAACATCTTTAGAGAAAAACTTAATGAGGTAGCGGTTTTCAATTCAAACTTGGCGTACGCAACTAGATTGTTTACAGAACATTCTACAACTAAACAAGAAAAAATAAACATTATGAGACGTTTCGATAACGTCGAAACAATCAAGGAATCAAAAAATCTTTATTCACAAATAAAAAATGAATTAGGTGGTAAAGAAACTGCAGTTGTTAAAGAATCTATCGTAGAATCTATAGATAGAACACCAACTAAAGGTTCAACAAACTTGGTTGAAAACAAGACATATGAGAATCCACAATTCTTAAGAATGAAAGATTTGATGTCAAAATTAAACAAATAAACTAAACAAAATTTAAAAAAATAAAAAAATGGGAGCATTATTAGAATCAGGTCTTGTTGGTAACATCGGTCTTAAGCACCTTAAGGTTATCAAAGAAGATACAATTAACAAATGGGACAGACTTGGGTTCCTAGAAGGTTTGAGAGGTCATGTTAAAGAAAACATCGCTCAACTTTACGAAAACCAAGCATCACACTTAATAAACGAAGCTGCTAGTACATCTTCAGACGGTTCTTTCGAAACGGTTGTATTCCCAATCGTAAGAAGAGTTTTCTCTAAGTTGTTAGCTAACGACATCGTTTCTGTACAAGCAATGAACTTACCTATCGGTAAATTGTTCTACTTTGTACCTAAAATTCAAAACTACCAAACAGGAAATAACAGTGGTATTGACCCAACAAATGGTGGACAACACTACGCACCTTACGGAGCACCTAACGGTCCTTCATCACCTGACTCAGGTTATGATTCTACGGCTAAAAACTTGTATGATAGATTCTACGAAGGTAACGAAGCTGCGTTAGACCCTCCAGGATTGTTTGATTATTCTAAAGGTCAGTTTAGTGCTAGAACAGTTACTGCTTCAACAGTAGTATGGAATGGTACTCAATTAACACCTTCAGGATATGCGGCTAGTACTGAATTTAGAAAAGTTTTAATTGGAATGTCAGGTTTCAATTACGCTGGCGAAGGTAAATTAATAGGTCCTAACGGTAACGAAATGGATACTGAAGAATTCTTGTCTTCATTAACAGTACAACAGAATACAGGTACTCAAGCTATGGGTGTAACTAATGGTTTCTCAGGTACAACTGCAGGTAGTTCATTAGGTTCAGGTAATTTGTTATTTAGAGTAGTAACTCAAAAATATGGTAAAGGTATTGTTCAATACGGTTCTTCATACCAAACAACCTTCCCAACTGACGGTAACGGTGGTTCTTACGACAACATCTGTTCACAAGATGGTGTTATTTACTTGGAAATTGATACTCAAGTACCATGTTCAGTAGGTGCAGGTTCTTTAGACGGTTACTCAGGTATTACAACAAATGCTAACATATCATCAATTAACGTATTCACTTGTACTTATAGAATTTACAAAGAATTGGAATTTGAAGACCAAATTGGTGAAGTTTCATTTGACCTTGAGTCTGTAACAGTATCAGTTACTGAAAGAAAATTAAGAGCTCAGTGGTCACCTGAATTAGCTCAAGACGTTGCAGCATTCCACAACATTGACGCTGAAGCTGAATTGACGGCTTTATTGTCTGAACAAGTTGCGGCTGAAATCGACAGAGAAATCTTGAGAGATTTGAGAAAAGGTGCAGCATGGACTTTGAGATGGGATTACAACGGTTGGAAAAGAGGTACAACTGCAAATCCATTAACACAATACACACAAAAAGATTGGAACCAAACGTTGATGACAGCAATTAACCAATTGTCAGCTCAAATCCACAAATCTACTTTGAGAGGTGGAGCTAACTGGATTGTTGTTTCTTCTGAAATCAGTGCTATCTTTGATGACTTGGAATACTTCCACGTTTCAAACGCAGCTCCTGAACAGGACCAATACAACATGGGTATTGAGAGAGTTGGTACATTAGCAGGTAGATACCAAGTTTATAGAGACCCTTATTTCCCACCAAACACATTGTTGTTGGGTCATAAAGGTAACTCATTGTTAGACACTGGTTATGTATACGCACCTTATGTTCCTCTACAGTTAACTCCAACAATGTATAACCCATTCAACTTCACACCAATCAAAGGTATCATGACAAGATACGCTAAGAAGATGGTTAACAACCGTTTCTACGGTAAAGTGACTGTTGATG